AGTGGGCGTGGAATGGGGAGTGTGGGAAATGAGTGACCTAATCAAGCGCGAAGATGCGCTGGAATGCTTCATGGGTTTTGACCGCATGGGTGATGTAAAAGATGCCATTGCTGCCCTGCCCGCAGTGGTTCCAAGTGTGAAGCCGCTGGTGTGGCTACAGCAATACAACGCTATAGGGGAACCAACTAATTTTTGGCAAGCCGCTGATCCTGTTTTGAATGTATGCTGGCACGCAAACCCAACCCGTCCAAAAGAAGTAGTCGAGGCAACCCGAAGTGACCGCATCCTCGCCGTGTTGGAACTTGTGGCTGCTCCCGACCCCACAGCTATCCGTGAGGCTGCGCTGCGTGAGGCTGCTGATGTTTGCCTTAAATCGGCAGATAATTTCTATAACCCAGACGATGACTGTGCATGGGAAGCGCGGTCAAATGCCAACACCATCCTAGCCCTGATTGGAGAAACGAAATGACTGAATATGTAACTGGTCAAAACTACGGCTGGAATGGCGGCGAATGCCCTGTGCATCCTGATACTAAGGTTAAGATATGGACACGCGCTGTTCTAGTATGCTCCGGCGTCGATACCGATGCAGGTCTTTGTGCGTGGGAGCATAAGCAAGATGGAATGGACATCGTTTGCTTCCAAGTGATCACAGCCTACGCCGAACCTAAGACGATCTGGGTGAATGAGGATGAAAGTGGGGAGGGCACAGCTTATACCTCTGAGAAAGAAGCAAAACTCGGTAAGCACACGTTTCACAAACGTGTTGCGGTGAAGTATGTGGAGGTGAAGGAATGAGTGAGGCCATTTACGAAGCCTTTGGCCTAGCCGCACTGGTCTACGCCGGATACCTTATCGAACTGTGGAAGTAAGAATGCGAGTAAGAATCCAAGGCGTCGTCTATGAGACAACTCAAGACGCCGCAGCCGCCTTTAACGTGACTGAGCAGACAATTCGCCGCGCAGTATGCGAAGGGCGAGAAGATCGCCTTACAGTCAAAAGAATAGATTGCAAGCGCGGCAGACCGCAGCCTATCACTATCGAAGGCGTGACGTTTCCAAACTGCAAGGCAGCGAATGTGGCATTAGGCTTACCATACAACTACATTGGGCAAGCCCTAAGCAGACAGAGCGCGAAGTCATTGGCAAAGGTCGCAGCAGCCGCCCGCACCTACAAAGAAGGGCTAGAATGAAAGTCAAAGTAAGAGGCGTGACTTACGAGTCAGTCAAAGAGGCCGCAGACGCTTTAGGCGTCACCATAGCTGGCGTCTACACTGCCTTGGACAGAGGCAGGATCGACAAACTGGGGCTAGGTAAGACGATTCCAAAGAAGATGGTAATCGGCAACGTGACGTTTAAGTCTGCCTCAGAAGCTGGCCGCGCACTTGGCTTTAGCCGCAGCTACTTCAAAGACCGCCATGAAGGCAGTCGAGCAAAAGCGCGGTTGGATGCCGCAATCGCAAGGTTCATCAGAAATCAGGAAAAGTCAGAATGACTACAGCCACAATCAAGCACGTTATCATCAAAAGTCATGCTGCTTATAGCAGTTCTGACATACCAGAACGTCCCGTAAGTCTGACTTGTCCACCTTGGGAAAAACCTGATGCAGAGCATACAAATAAGGCTGTTAAACTGTCTCAAGCGCGCAAAGCAACTGCTCTCGACACAGAGAAACAGCGAACTTGGAGAAAGCCTCGACGAGATTGAAAATCTTGTCAAAGCCCTCTTGCGCGACGACCGCTGACTGCGCTAGGACTACAGGCAGGGGGACGCAACCAAACGGCAACGTGATGGTTTTAAGCAAATGGTAAGTTGACGGACTGCGCTACGGCCTATCAACAAAACCTAGTCCCCCACGATATTCTGCTGTGTGCTTTCCTGCCGCATAGCAGAATGGGGCGGGTGACTGGTACTTACCCGCCCCCTCAACGAATTTGGAGAAAACGATGTCTTCTGTGCGCGAAAGTATCTTGGCTGAAGCATCGACCCTGACTGCGGGCGACCGCAACAAAGCCTACGGCGAGCCGCACGACAACCTGACTTTCATGGCGCGGCTTGTCAGCGCTTACCTGTTCGGGGCGCACAAGGTCGATCTGGACTTGGACTCCGAGGACATGGCTTGGATCATGCTGATGGCGAAGGTGTCGCGCACTGATGCCAGTTTCAAGCTGGACAACTACATTGACGCCTCTGCCTACGCCGCCATCGCTGGCGAATGCCGAAAAACTATCGACGAACAGACTTGACAGCCTACAAACTACCGCACTACTCTACACATAGACAAACACACGAGACACTCTAACTGCTATGACCATGACCAGCGCACCATCGCATCGGCCCCATGTTCAGTCTGTGTTTGTCCTAACGCAACTGGAGGGCTAAATGGCAATCGACCTATTCAAGTATATCGAAGAAGGTGTCGCGCTGAACAAGTCAGCGTGGCCTTTGCACGGAAGCACGGACGAGTTTCTTGATCGCAATGCGGTCCTGACCGCTTCCGAAAATCTGCGCTGCTTGCGCGAACTGAAGTTTTCCAAGACCACACCCCGCGAGAGCGACAAGTGGGGCATGGCAGAGCGCGGCCACGCTGTCGAGGCTTGGGTTGTCGAGCAACTGCGCCGCGCCATGCTGCTGCCCATGTTTGCTGGGGACGAACAGCGGTCCTTCCTGCACGACGAGAGCGGCCTGTCTGGGACGCCTGACGGCCTTGTGATGGTGGACGGCAAGTGGATACTGCTGGAGTTTAAGTCAGTCGATCCCCGCACCAATCTGGAAGCGATGACAGCCCCAAAGCCGCAACACGCCGCACAGGTGCAGCAGAATATGTGGCTGCTGGCGATGCACAACTACCCCGTCGAGGAAGCGATGATCCTCTACGTCGATGCTTCTGACTTCCAGCGGCACAAGCAATTCAATGTGGCCTATGACGGCGGCGAGACAGCGCAGCGGGCAGAAATCCGCGCTGCGATCCTGTTCGACACAGATGTGATGGACTTGCCCGCAGAGGGCTTGACCAACGGCGGCTGCACCTACTGCGCCTTCAAGGAGGAGTGCAGTGCCATTCAGGTTGCCAAGGGCGAGAAGCGCAAGGCCGACAAGCCGTCGATGCCCGTCTTCGCCCCGCGCGGCATCACTGAGTCAGTCAGGGAATACGGCTCCATCAAGGAGCAGATCAAGGCTTTGGAAGCCCGCGCAGACGATCTGGCGGCTACCATCAAGGAGTATGCAACAGGAGAGAACCAGATGGAGTTCGACACTGCTGCCTACAGCGTCAAAGTCACGGAAGTGGCTGGGCGTAGGACACTGGACACCAAGGCTTACGAGAAAGCCACTGGGGTCAGTGCAGACGGGTTTTACAAGGTCGGCAAGCCGTCCGTCCGTCTGGAAGTCACAGCAAAACTAGACACATAGCCATAGGAGAAAACACATGGCAAACGAAGTTACCGCATCGCCGTTCGGCAAACCTGTCGCCCTAGTCAACGCTCAAGCGATGGCAGATGCAGTCACTGCATCCGCAGCGCAGGGGCAACTGGGCGGCGCACCTGACGGCTCCGTCTACCTCAACTTCACTGGTAAGCGCGGCGTCTACGAGTTCGGTAAGGACAAAGAAGACATCGACGCCAGCGAATTGTGGCTGGTGAACATCGCGTCCTTCGAGGATGGCTATGTTTGCTGGAAGGGCGGCAAGACTATCGCCACCCGCATGGCGAACATCTACAGCGATCAGCGCATTCCTGCGCCCGCCGCCGACGAGCAAGGCCCGTTCAACACCTCGCAGGGTGAAGGCTGGTTCGCAGCGAAGTCGATGGTCATCAAGTCGCTGGAAGCAGACGACCGCCAAGGCTACTGGAAGATCAACTCCAAGAGCGGCGTGGCTGTCTTTGCTGACTTGCTCCAGCAAGTCGGTGAGCGCCTTCGCGCTGGGCGCCCGTCTTGGCCGCTGGTCAATCTGGGCAAAGAGAAGTTCGAAGCCCAAGGGCAGAAAAACTACAAGCCCGTGCTGACTGTCTATGGCTGGCTGTCTGACGCTGCCTGTGCAGAATTGGCGGCTGATCCTGACGCTGACATCGACGGGCTGATCCGCTCGTCGGAAGGCGGGGCTGGTGTTCCGGCAACTCGTCGTCGTCGCGGCGTCCTATAATAAAAAATAGCCCCCAGTGACCAAACTGGGGGCTAAGTAACCTCGGCAGGGAGGCTGGTTCTGCTAGGACCAATCAGGATATTAGAGACATGGATAAATTAGGTCAATACAAACTTGTGGCTTCGCACGAACAAGCGCAGCAAGTCATCAAGGAAATCACGGACTCAGGTGCAGTCCACGCGCTAGACTTCGAGACAACTGGGCTGCGGCCCCAAGACTCAAAAGTGCGTCTGACTTGCATCAGCGGCCCCGCTGGCAACTATGTCATCGACCACTTGTTCTGCAAGCCGTTCAACTACTACGCCAATGCGCTGGCGGACGCTT